ATCTCCAACTGCTTCTTCTCTTTCTGAATCTTTCTTAGGAATGCGTAGTAAATAATCTGTGTGAAGTAAGCAAAGGGATTCTTAGATTTCTCTGGATCAAAGTTGTCCACATACTGCAAGCAGTTCTCTATACCATCGCAGACCATATCCTCTCTGAACATATAGTTCACGAAGTTTGGTTTATATGATAAGTGAGTAGCAATCTTTAAGAAGCACTCAGCGATATAGGGTGTCAGTCGAGGACGTGGTAGATCATTCTGCTTTGCAAAATGCACCTTCTCTCGGTATGCCACAATCGCAGCCAAGAAGTCTTTGTTATTGACGTAATACTCCGTCTTGACTTTCGATCGCATTGCCATAGGTATATGTTCCTTTTATGTGGTTATTATAGCACACTGCCTAAGGGCTTGACAAGTACTCTAAATCTCTATAGAATAACAGTGTCGCTGTTCAGGGGAAATTAGGTCCTAAACATTTTCTCAAACAGAGTACGAGCTTTATTTACAGAACCTAGGTTACCCATTTCGAGTGTGGGTCTGATTCTGTTGGGAATAGAGTTACGGAAAACCATTTCAATATTCTCCTGATAAAAGTCGGCAATCGGTTTGTTGGCGGTTGCCATCGTTATTATATTAGCACGATCTATAATAAATGTCTCGTCTGGTGACATACAAGATTTCATCCACAGATCTAGCTTGAATCCTTTAATCACAGTAGAACGATCTGATGCATTTGCTTCTAGCACTTGCATCGGATTGTGAAGCATTATTACAGTCTCGTCTTCAGGTGGGTATGTAATACCAGCAATGAGCTCATCCCCCGTCGCCAATTTTACCGTGCCGATAAAATCAAATGGTTCTCCTTCTGGTGTGAATTGGATTTCAGTTTCCATAGGCTAGAATTTGGATTGAACTTTTATAATTTCATAGTCGAAGTTCTCTTGTTCATAAATTTTCAAGCGTTCTTCAAAGTGTTTAAATGTGAAATTTTTCCATTCTCCGCGTGAGATATTGTCGCTGATATCGTAGAGTGTGGCTACTGTTTTGCCTTTTCCTCTACGAAGGACTCTACCAATTGACTGGAGGTTTCTAATACGGGATTTACTGGGGCTTGCGAACACGATATTGTGAAGACGCTTAATGTTGATACCAGTACTAAAAGTCCCATAGGACGCAACGATGATAGCATTTTCTTCAAGTTCAGTGATTCTACGGACTTCTTCACGATCTTCTGTATCTACACCTCCGTGTACAAAGAAGACTTTCCTACCATCCGCACTATTATTTATCAAATTGTAAAGCGGTTCTCCGTGTCTTTCCACGTAGTTGAACAACACGAGAGTGTTTCCACTCAAGTCTAAACATAAATTCTTTATAAGGTTGTTACGTTTGGTGTGTGATATGAGGTAATCTATCTCATCTTGATAACTATCGAACGTACCCCACTCGTGCTTTAGCACTAGACACTTCACCTTCAATGGTGTAAGATGACCCTTGTCCATTAGATCTTTGGTTTTAATGAGCTGCTCACAAGGTCCGAACAACCCTTCAAGGATCCACTTGTGTGTTAGAGTTCCATCTAACGTGCCAGTAAAACCAATTCTATATTTACAGGAGTGAAGCTTGGTCATAATCTTAGTCAGTGACTTGGATTTGAACAGGTGAGCTTCATCACCTAGAACCACATCAAATTTTTCAAAGAACTTTCTAGGTTCCTTGTAAATCGATTGCCAAGTGGTTATAGTTACATTTGCTTTAGCATACTTATCCGCACCCGCATAAATTTTGTGACAATGTTTCCCGACATCCCAACCATACTCTATAAAGTCCTGATACATCTGTTCTACAAGAGAAGTAGTAGGAACGACGAGAAGAACCTTACGTCTTTGGGCAACGTGAAATCTCGTGATAGCATACACCATCAAGGATTTCCCAGAACCCGTGGGAGAAAGAAGGAGTTTACGATTGTACCTAAGGGCTAGCGTAACACCCTCTATCTGATAAGGTCTTGGTTCTATCTTTTCAAATCTACTGTTCTTTAGTATGTTCTTCATAAACATACGTACAGCGACTTGACTAATTTGATTTACTTCATACGGAAGACCGAAGTGTTCATTGTCTTGATACTGTAGTGTGTAATTCATTGTTGCACACCACTGCTGGATATGCTCAGTCAGTCCACCATATATCTCACCATTACCAGGTGAGTATAGACGTATCTTACCGTCCCATACTTTGTTCCTGTACAATGGCATAAACTTTGCTTCAGGAACATCAAAGGTGAAGTACTCAGAGAGTTCTCTGTGTACGTGTTCATCAGCCTTAACTATGTTGTAGACTTCGTTCTTCTTATGTAAAGTAATTCTAGCCACTTCTAAACTTCTCCCATTCAATAGCGTTTTTTATCTGGTATTGACGTGCGGAGATTTGCTTGAGTACAGACTCAAGGAAGTATAGTATAATCTTGAAGAACTCGATCCTTGCTTTGATCTTACAAAGCTCTTCATCTGCATCAAGAAACATCTCCACCTCATCTTTGGTGGTTAGTTTTAAATCAAAGGGAATATCTTTATACGCTTCTGCTGGTGCTTTCTTTTTATAGTACATCCACTTTTCTTTAAGCTTGAACTTAAGTTCAAACTCTTTGTCTAATAACTTGTGCTTCCAATCTACGTACTGATCCAAATACTTAGAATGTAGATAGGGAGTTTCGTTACAGGCTTTTAAAAAATCGGGATAACCATCATTACCATCAAGAATAGTAGAGTCTTTTCTCCACTGCTCTTTTAAATCATCAAGAAGGGACATACTTAGAGGAAGACAAATTCAAAAACTCATAGAACGAATACTTAAAAGTAACCGTTGCTTGTAAAAATTCTACATCAGTAGCTGCCACATTGAGTGGTAATGTAGTTAATGACACAGGAAAGAGGTCATTAAAATTGATATAGAAATTAGGATTTAACTGATTAGTTAATATGAATAACTGTCCTGAAGCGAATTGTACTTCCTTTTCCGTATCTGGTTCATACGCTGTGGTAGTATCATTGATCCAATTCCAAATAGACAAATAATTTTTTAGATCTTCATCTACTAAAAACTGTATTTGAAAGTCGCCAAAGGATGTTCCACCTGAAGCAGGGATAGGCAAACGTCGCCTTGGTGTAGATACCTCATTCACTACGGCAGAGATATCAGGTATCGAAGTTTGTTGACAGAAAAAATCTACAGAAGGAAACAGATCTAACTCCAGTTTAAAACCAACTGGTGATAGAAAGTTTCTGTTAGATGGTTGCTGACTAACCCAGTTAGCTGGCATCGACTCATCAGTTCATTACAAGACTATTTAGTCCTTGTACAATACCCAGTTTTCAGCGAAGTCTTTGCAGTAGTTTAAATTATCGTAGTAGCGATGATAAGAAGAAGTAGCCCCCTCAATAAAATCGGTCGCACGTAAACAACGTCTGTCGTACTCAACGCATATAGCACAGAATCTTCCGTCGTCTTCTTCGACAACGAGTGCTGATCTTCTATCATTGTCAGCGTAGTAAGTAGTATGTTTAATCATAGTTATAATTTTAGCATAAAAAAAGAGACCCTAAAAGGGTCTCTCTTGATATATTGTGATAATAGATCACATAAGGTTGCGAACAAGCACACGTCTGTAGTACTGGTTGCGTCCAACACCATTGGCTCCAAGTACGTCTTCGCCAACTGTAGATCCATCTGCCTTGAAGACGAATGGGTTAGCAACGATTCCGTATCTTGTCTTGAATCCAATTTTAGGTTGGAAGGATCCTTGATCCACTGCACGAACCATCTGTAGGGGAACGTATGGGCAGTAGAACATACCTGCATCATAAGGAGATGAACCCTTATAACCAGCAACATAGAAGTGGTCGTTAGCCAAGTTCGCTGAATATGGATCAACGTAAACTTTAACGCCACCGTTAAGAGTTCCAACAAAGGTGTTACCTGTATCATCAGGAAGTCCGTTGGTGGAGAGAGCAGGAGTATAGTCTAATACACCAGCCATATTGAGTGCAGAAGCAACGTCAGCAGAACAAAGGATGAAGTTGCCCTTTCCTCTACGAGTTTGCTGTGCAATTGCGTTAGCATCACGCTCGATTTGATAAATCAAACCTTTGAATTTCTCAACAGACCAACGACCATTACTGTCGGTGTCTAAGTTGAAGATACCAGCGTTTGCAACGTTGTTTTGTGCTCCGACTTTTGCTTGAAGATAAACAGTTCTGATGACTTCACGGTTAATTTCAGCAAGGATCTCAGAAGAGAGAATGTTTGCTAATTCCGTTTCAGCATCAAGACCGTGAATAGCTTTCAAGTCCTGAGCAAGTTCTAAGGTGTACTCTGCTTTGAGGGCACGTGATTTAGCAGTAACCGATACCTTATCGATTGTGAATGCCATCTCACGGAAGTCTGGGCTACCACTGGTTCCCAAAGCTTCTAAGTAGTCTCTTGCACTACCGCCTGTGTTCTCATAACGATATCCAGTACCAGCAGAAGGATAAGTGGTACCATCGTTGAGGATAGCAGGGTTGTTACCTTCAGCAGTGTTATCAGCAGAAGCAGCAGCTGCAGCACCTGTGCCACCGCCACCTGGATCTACGTAACCAGCTGTAGGATCATAAGCGTTCGCACCAGACGCATCTCCAACTGCGGAGAAGCCTGGGTTAGGCTCATTGAACAACGCTTCAGCACCACTTCTGTCGTTGTAGTGTGAACGCATTGCGAAGATAAGTCCTGTAGGACCACTCATTGGTTGTACGCCACAAACATCGTATGCAACGAGGTTTGGCATAGCACGACGGATCAAGCTGATTAGGATTGGATCGAAACCTGCAAGACCTGAAGAACCGTGAGAGGACTTAAGACCATCTGCACCTACTGAGTTAATTGGAGCTGCCTCAGTAAGCATATTGTGCTCTTCTTTAAGAGCTTTTTCTTGGTTTTCTAGGATAGAAGCGGTGACCTGCCTTCTGTGGGGATCTTTAATCTCAGAAAGATCCTTATGATCTAGAACAGGTGCCCACTTTTCCTGTAACTGATGGGTGTCCATTGTTAGGAAAAATCGGTTTGACTATGATATTAAATTCACTTTTTAGAATTGGAAATCGCTTTCAGATATGCTTCCATAACTGGTGCGTATTCCTTGCTAACTCCTTCAACTGGAGTTTCTTCCTGAGTAGCAGCGGTTGCTGACTTCTCTGTGAAGTATGACTCTTTAATAGTTGAAAGTTTCTCTCTGTAGGATGCCTCATCCTTAAAGGTTACAGCTTCAGCAAGATCAGAGAACTTCTCTTTCTGTGTATCTGTAAGACCTTCACTCATCTCGGAGACAATGCCTCCACGTGAGAACTCAGAGATCTGTTTTGACAATTTCACGTTCGCGTCAATCTGTTCATTGAGGCGGTCTTCCATTTCACGAAGCGAGGTGTTCATACTTTCGAGAACATCCTCTTTGCCTTCTGGCACGTCAATATAGTGATCCTCGAATAGGGACTTAAGTCCACCAATAAAGGATTCAGTGATCTCAACTTTGAGACCAGTGTCAATGGCAACTTGATTCTCTTCGAGCCAACGCTCAGAAGTATACTTCAAGATTCCATCAACGTTTTCGCTGAGTGATGCTTTAACGGCATCAGTATTTTCAGCAAGCTTTTCGCTGTACTGCTTTTCGAGTTCCTCAACAATAGAAGCGATCTTCGCTTTAACAGCTGCTTCAAAGATTGTTGCTGCTTTTTTCTTGAACTCTTCAGACAGTTCTTCTCCTTCGGAGAGTGCTTCAACATCAGCACTTAGATCAACTTCGATATCCTCTTTCTTAGTACCGTAAGTGATCTTGTCGGCAAGCTTAGGATCTGAACCTGAGGGTTCATCCTTACCACCGCCTGTTTGTGGATCAGACACAGCATCCTTAGTTGCATTCTTCTCCAACTTATTGGAGTCGTCTTGCGGATGATTATGTGTTGGAGTAGGTCCACCTAAATCTTGGATTGCCTGACCAGGTACCAAGGAAGGATCTACTTTTCCAGAAGCTTGATCACCAGCAGCTGCCTTTGCATTGACTGCGGTTACAGACTTACTGGATGGAGCACTGGGTTCGCTCCCTGGAACAGTTGCGCTTGGAAGACCTGCTTCCGCAACAAATTCCTCAAACTTTTCGTTCAAATTTTCTGACATCGGAGTTAACCTCTAGTAATCTTGTATACTGTGTATGTCTAGATTTATTTATAAATCACAAAGTTCCAAGGAAGTCCTTGAACACAGCGATTTTCCGCGTATCTAGATCGCGTTGCTCACTTCTTGAGAGGTGACGCTTATAACTTGCGACACGTGACTCTTTTACGATACCATTTTCCCATACCCACTCTTTACCTTCAAAGATGCCATTTACAAAAGCATCTGGTGCAGAGGGATCCGCTACGATATCGGCGGCTGTTGCCAACATAAAGTCATCTCGTACATAATTAGCGTCCTCGCGTTTGTCTAGAGTTCCCAGACCACGAGATGATACACCAAGACGTACTCCTTCATCTAATAAATTTTTTGCTATCACACCCATAGGTGTGCTTAGTAACTTTGCCTTACCAATAAAATTATCTCCCTCTTTTTTAAGAGAAAGAATCTTATGTGATACACGATCCAAATTAACTGTTGGACCATCGGGGTGACCAAGCTCTCCAACGGCACGATCATTTTGTATGTGTTCAGCCACATACTTATTGACCTCTCTTTCTAGAATATGAACAGGGTATACCCTATTGTTCCTATTCTTTAGATTACCTTGAAGGAAGATACCCTCAATAAAATGTGATTTCTTACCGTTTTTTTCTTCGGTAACAAATTCAACAGATTCAATTTGCTCCGTTATCAGTTTCATTGGGTTCAGGCTCTGTTGTTGTTTCTGGGGTTTCCGCTGTAGGTGGTTCTGCGACAGGAGTGTCATTAGGACCATCTGGTAGTTCCATCGTACCGAAATACGACTTCGCTAGAGTATCTGCATAACCATCTAGAGTTTCAGCAGACTTACCATAGAGCATTTGATTAATAGCATCTACAGCAGCTGCACGATTTCCATCGGCAATAGCATCTACCGCATTACGTGCGGACACTTCAGGTTTAGGTGAATCCATAATTTAGCCAGAATATAAAGTATTTAGCGTTCTAGAGAACTTGTCTCCAATTCAGGTTGGTTCTCTGGTAGAACTGCGTCTACAGGAACAATGGAAGGAATGAGGCCAGAACTACGTTCTGTCTTAATCTCCTTCTCAATTTCCTCACGCTCCGTATCGGTTTGTAGAAGAATCTTCTTCTTGATATGCTCCGCGCTAAAGTAACGTCCGATATATGGTTCCATCTTAGCAACCAAGTCTAGACGGTTACTCATCAGTTCCGCGTCTTTCAGTTCATTGAAATGATTATCAAAGAGATAGTCATATTGAATATGCTCCCTCATCTCTTCCCACTCTTCGAGTGAGATAACTCGCTTCAATACGAGTTGAGTCTTCAGAAGATCATCAAACAGAACAGAAAACTTTTTACGCAAGCGACCGACGAACTTGGAAAACTTAAGTTCGTCACGAAGAATCTCATTACTTCTTCCGAGACTAAATCCTTTTTCTCCATCGAGTCTACTGGGTGGTAAGTTTAGTGACTTGAAGAGTTTAGTACGGAAGTATTCTACATCCTTTAACTCGCCAAGGTTTTGACCACCAGGAAGAGTAGAGATCTCTGTGCCTCTACCACCCTCTCTGCGTGGCAACCAGAAATCCTCAAGCATCGACATATGCTTTTTGTCATCTCTGATCTCACCAGTATTAGCATCGTAAACAAGCTTGTTACGATACCTATTCATTACATCACGGAGATATTGTTCCGCTTTTATCTTCGGTAAGTTACCAACATCAATATAGAATATTCTACGTTCGGGTGCACGTGAGAGTCTATAAATGACCAGTGCATCCTCAATCATTCTAAGTTGATTGAGTGACTTAATTGCTTTGTGTAAGAAGGATAGTTGGATCTTCTGATTCAAATCCATCAATCCTGAGTTACAGGTTGCGATTGCATCTTCTGCCATACGAATGCCCTTTTGCTCAGGACTATTCATATTCAAGAATCCTTTTGGATTGTAGATGTAATACTCTTCGTGTTTGCCAAAATCGTAGTCTAATGCTGTAGGTTCTTTACCAGACCTCTTTGCATCATTAGGATCTGCTTTCTTGGCCATCTCACGGACCTTCTTGATCTTCATAGGATCAATGAAACGGAGCTCCGTGATACCCAACTTAGGGTTAGTTAAATCTATTACTTTATGATAAAAAAGTCTCCCATCGATATACCATCTACGGAATATCTCGTGAGACTTCTGTTCAAAACCTAAGAGACGCTTAACATTATCAAACTCTTCGCGTATCTTTGTTTTGATATTTTCTCCTACAGGTAGATTGGATAATTCAATCTGTACAGGAGTATCGTCGAGGTCAGAAATGATTGCTTCATTGACTACTTCATCAATAGCCGTATCCACTTCTGGATGTAGGGCCATATCACGATAGCGACGTACCAACTCGTATTCGTTACGAGCAGATACACCGCCATCTAGGTCTACATATTGTCCAAAGTATCCACCCGCAATAGTGGTAATACTGTCATCTTGTGATGGAGGGACGGGGGATTGACCCTTTGGTCCCTCTTTTCTCTTAATGGAGAATCCAAAAAGTTGTGCCATAATAAGGTGTGAATACCTTCTACAAAAGGTATTTAGTCAAATTAATTTATGTTGTTATCGTACTCTTCAGGGTTGTCGCCAGCTGTCCAGTATTGAACTTGGAACTCAACAGTGAATTCTTCGATCTGATCATTACTATCATACGCAAGATCAATCTGTGAAATCTGTGTTGGGAAGCATCCCCATAACTTGTAAGACTTAACGTAGTTGTCTTGACGATCTTCGCCGTTACGTCCTAATTGATGAACTACTAGATCCTTAGTATATCCAGCACCACCACCGTCAGGGTTAACCAATTGAGCAACGTTATCTTCGTGAGCATTGATTGCTTGTAACCAACCTTCAAACAAGTTACGTAGTCTGAAGTTAGTATCATTGATGAT